CTTAAGCCACAACCGACTCATATACTTAAGGACTTGCCACTGGAGCCCGCCTACAACAGCATCGGGCGCCTGCTGCACGCAATCCTCAATAAAATCAATCGTCTCCACCCGCCCACTCGTGTAATGCGGCGGATGATTAACCAAATCCTGATCCATAATTCACACTCCACAAAGTACATAAAAAGCCCCCTTTAACAGAGGGCTATCAAACCAACAAACTAAGCAATAACGCAGCTCTCTGGCTGCTGGAGCGTCACGTGCTTCCACGTCCTGCCTTGCTTGATTGCATTGATCGTGGTCAGATGCACTTTGTAATCCCGGCTGATAGCAGTTGCCCCTTCACCGCCGGCAAGCCGTTTCTTGATCTGGAGCACTTGCACCGTGTTCAGGGCTTCTCGCTGCTTGCGGCGAGTCTTACGAGTCTTACGAGTCCCACCTTGAGACTGGTACTTCCGGGGCGGTTTAGGTGCCGGCGGTGCAGCCACCGTCGCAGTCGGTGTCTCAAATGCGACTGTCTGAGACGCATCCAGCACGCCTTGGATCGCACCAAGCTGATCAGTGATGGACTTGACGAAATCCGCAATGGCGGAAACTTCTGTGTCCGAGAGAATTGTGAGCATAGTGTTGGGTGAAACGTTGCTAGTGTACTACCTAATCGGCCTGCGGCGGGTACTGTCTGCGGAGATTTAACAGAGTTTCTTCAGGTAAACGAAGTATTGTCTGCATCGCCAGCTGAGCCAGTACCTCGTGGTTGATGCTCTCGCTATTCACAAAAACATCTACTAGCCCGATGAAGAGCTGTTTCAAGTTTTTAGGCTTGACCCAGCTCGTATCGCATGGTATGGGCTCAGTGCCGTAGGACCAGTCGTCGTAAGAATCCTCGTTGCGGAGGCTTCTAGCCGTCGTCTGCCCAATCCGAGCAATCCACCACTTCCCAGTTGTCGATCCGTTCGCTGAGTAGTCGTCGCATTCCGGCATCGGTCGCAGGCATTACGTCATCTTCATTGAGGCAGAAGGAGCCTTTGCACATGGCCGGCCCCCACTCAGCCGGATCGTATTCCGTCTGCGGGATGACAATAACAGAGTCCTCAACAATAGCTACTACAGTACACCAGCCCTGCGGAGAAAACGAAACGTCATAAATTTCCAGTACATCAGGATTCATTGGTCGCCTCCAGCTTGACCATGCCGCCGATTGCCATATCATCCATGCAGGTATCCCAAGTCGTTTGCAAATACAGCTCCAGCTCTTGAAGCCGCTCCTGCTGCATACGGTCGTACTTAGAGGACAGCCCGAGGGCTTCTGCCCTTTCAATCGTTGCCTCAAGATTGGTACGTGACCAGCGCACGGCAAAGTACCAAACACTGAGATTTTCGAGTGGAATTTGGGTGTGGGTAGCCATAGTAGAGAAAGAAAAAGGTGCGGGGTTTTCCTCCCGCACCTCTAGTGTTACACATCCCCAAGGGCAAAGCTAGGGGGGCTGTTGTAAAACGTTACATTTGCTGCTCCATGCGGGCTGCCATGACGGCAGCGGACTTGAGGATTGTGCTTAGCTTTGCGGTCTTGGCCTGCTGCTTGGCGGCAAGCCTCAGTGCGAATCGAATGCCTTGGGAGAGGTTGCCATTGCCTAGTTCCAGTGCAATTAGTCTATCTTGAGGCGCTAATCGCGCCCCTGCTGTAGACACAGAGCGGTCAGTCATTTTGGTAACAGGCACACTCGTTTGCAAATGTGTCGCCGGCTTCGGGGAAGCCCATGCCGCACTTGTTGTGGTCCCAGTGAGTGCAAGTGGAGCAACTAAGGTCCGACTGTGCGCCTGCAATTGGACTACCGCCTAATAGGATGGCGCGGATTTTGTCTATAGCCTGGAGCTGCTCATAGCGCAGCTGCGGGATCTCATACGTAGTCTCACGTTTACCGCAATGCAGGCAGTGTTTGCGCCGCCGGATTGCATTTCTGTTGGACCTTGTTTCTAAAGTACGCACCTCCCTAGCACCACAAAATGAGCAGTTTGTCGGGACGGAGTTCCTAGCAATTTCAATCGGTTTTAGCTCGTCAAGCATCGTCATCTTCGGGGTCGTTTGCGTGTAGGAAGTAGTTAATGATTACGGCGCCGGCTGCTGCAAGTGCCCAGCCGGCCACAAAAAGCAAGAGGGTTGTCATTGTGCAAGGTTGGTAGGTGGTAGACCTGCCAGTAGTGTAACACAGTACGGCAGGCCCCTGTCAAGCTAGGGGGATCCCCAGGCTCTCGGCTGAGTACGTCGTGATCACAGAGACGTCGGCCCCCATGCGCAGAGCCTGCCCCACCGACCCCTGGAAGAGCAGCAGGGCCTCGTCGCACTCGTAGATCTGGAACTCCTCCACCTCGATTGGCCGGCCCTGCCGGAACCAGCTCAGCCGCACGATGGCGTACACCTCATCGGGCACCGGCCCAATCACCACAGCCAGCGTGGGGCGTCTCGGCGGTCTCGGCTTGGACTTAGTTGCAGGCACGGGATCTCTCCGAAACAACCAGGCCAGGACGAGGATTAAGCCCGTACACAGAGTACGCACGGTACAGAGCCTACGTCGTACTGCAAAAGTCTATATCACTAAGCAGTGTGCCTTTGTGCAAATACTTTGTTTGGTCTTCACTGGAGTTTTTTTCTATTTTGCGGTGTTGATGCTGCCTGCGTACTTGACTAAACAGTTTTGCGTACTCAGGATTACTTGGGTAGTATTCTGTTTTATTTACATCCCACGCTTTCTGGATAACAGTGCAAACGGGGCAGTACGACAGCGGAGATAAGCGTTTTTCTGTGTATAAAATTTGGGGACTTTTTGCCCGCACACCCTGAAAACGCGGGTCAGCGTTGTAAATACGAGCGTATAAAGCCGCAAAACGTGCCCTGCTTATTCGTTTACCCTCTTCTACGTTTTCAGTAAAACCATAAATACCAAATTTGTTCATAGCTTCTACAACATCTATTCCGTGTAAACCTCTGTTAAATACAGCTCTCCAATTTAAAATACTTATATCCCCGTTTAGTAAAGCATAGGCTGTGTACGCAAAATACTGATAGTATTGAGGGCATGGGGCGTATGTTTTGCCTTTGTGTATTACAATTTCTGCTTCCCCCGTCTCTTCATTTTTTTCTACTGATGTAGTATTATTGAACCTAAAACCGTAAAGTTGTTTTAGTAAATCAAACATTACACCTTGTTGATTGCGTACAGCTATATCATAATCTTCTTCTTTTTGTAGTACAGAAAGTATATTAGGCGGTAAATTTTTTGGATCAGTTACATAATCTGGTTCGTAATACTCTGACGGAAGTGCGCCGATTGTTTCGTCTATAGACGCAATGAACTCAGCGGTATACGGCATAATAAGTAGGTGCTCTGTGGAAGGAACACAGGAGGAAGGGGCCCGAGTGGCCCCTTTTTCTGTGCTGTGTAACCCTAGCACACTTAAACGAAGGGCCGTTTAAGCCCAGAAGTCGGCAGCTTCCTGCCGCGCCTGCGCGATGCGCTCCAGCGTCTCCGCGCCCGAAACCCTATTCACACGAGCTGGCGGGAATAAATCCAAATCCCCTGCGGCGGAAGGGGTTTGATTTTCTCCGGCCCCTTGTAACAAATCGGACGCGGAACAAATGCCCGTTGCTCCAGCGCCGGGGGCTGTACTACCGGTTTTAATTTCTCCGGATGGGATTTTCTCCGGACCCCCGGAACAATTCAAATCCCGCTCCAGCACAGGCTTTTCGATTTGTTCCGGTGATTTTCTCGACTCCCCCCGTGCGCGAGAGGTAAAACCTGGAATACCCGTACCAACAGCCTGGTAGTACACAGGCTGGCGCCCCCTCCCTCTAGCGCCATCTGTAAGGGGTGGAGCACACCGCTCGATCAGCTTCTGCTGCTCCAGCTTCTCCAGCACACTGCGGTTCATGCGCTCCGTGTGCTCCCCACCAACTTCCTCGTGCTTTACAAGCTCTGCAAGCGTCCAGGGCCGCCGTTCCGCCCGCAGTAGGTCCAGGACAGCCAGCACCTGCTGGGACGCCGTTACAGCGGCTCCACGGGGCTCTGGGAGGTGCCGGATCTGGTACGTGAAATCCTTCATCAGGCGAAACACCATCTGCTTGCCCTCCCGGTCGTCACGCGACTTCTCCACTGTTACACAGCGGCTATTAAGGTAAAGACCCCGCTCGGCAATCTCTTGCTGGGTCAATTTCCGCATGTTCCAGGTCTCATCAACAGCAGCACGGATTGCACTCGTACCCCTGAACTGCCCACTCTTAGTGTTGTGGTGAATGATGACGATTGCACAAGCTGGAAAATCCTGCCCATTACGCCTAGCGAGCCTTTTTATAGGCAAGGCATACTCCCGGCGGTTCTCCTCGTAAGGATTGGAATCGTTACACCCATCCAAACTATCAATAACAATCAGGTCATACTTAAATTTATTCTGCAATTTACGAAAACGCCTGTACCAACTCATATCCCATTCTGGAATAACATCCACACCGTTTTCAACACCCAACTGCATGAACTGGCGCCTAACAATACGTTCGTTTTGATCCCCGTTAAGCCACAACACTTTCGACTTAGGTACATCAACAAGACCGCCGTAAACATCAAAAGGCAGACCACCACTAAGATGTTTAGCGATTGTCTGGCACATCGCTGTTTTCCCTGTACCACCATCCGCGTGGATAAGCAAAGTCCACGGTTTAGGCAGCAAACCAGGAATCAGGTACTCAAAAGGCGTGGACTCCAAATCGAGTATGGCAACGGGGCCCGCACCTTTGGTGCGCTGGTACGCCATATCAGAATCTAGGAGCCGATCAATCGCAATAGCCCCCTCACGTCTTCCAGCTTTTAATGCCAAGACATGCTTAGCTTGATCTAACAATGCCGGATTTTCAATCTCCTCTTCAAGTTTGTTGCCCTGCTGGAGCAACTCTTTGCCGTCCAAGTAAACAAGCTCAAAACGCTGCGCAACCGTTTCAGCTTCGTTAACAACCTTTCGCAGATCCTCGGACAGCCACAACCGGCCCGGCAGCTGCTGATCCGCCAGCCAGAACAGCGTCCCCAGACTCACCGAGCCCTTCTTAAAGCTCTTCCACGCATCCTCACAGGGGTTCCCATCCACCCAGTCATCAGCAAACTCCGGATCCTCCGCCGACCACGCCGACCACAAGGTCAGCCCCAGGTCATCCGGCAACTCCGAGTGGATCGCCATACCCACCTTGATCCAGTGGTCCCGGCTCCCCCCGCCTTGCCCGGGTATCACCCTCAACGCCGACTGCACAATCTCAGCCACCTCCTCCGGCGCTCGATCCGAGAAGTCCAGCGCCTTGCGGTTCTTAATGAACCCCCCATCAGCCGGCCCCTTACCGGCATGGTCCTTCATCTCCGCAATCAACCACGCCGGAGCCTCTGGAATGGCCTCCAGATCCCCCTCAAAGCCGTACAGCCCCTCCGGGCCCTTCCCATCGCTGGAGCCCGGATAGGCCCCGTACAGCAGCCCCTGGCGCCCCCAGAGCACCTCGTAGCCGGCCCCGGTATCGGACAACCCAAAACCGCTCACCTCGCCCCACAGGGCCTCTGGGACGCGGTACAGGTACTTCGCCGCATTGGCCTTGGTGCTAGTCACCTTCGGGGCCCCCTCCAGGCTGGTGCCCCACTTCTTGGCCAACTTGGCCAGATTGCGATCCACGTCGAGGATTACCAACCCCTTACTGCGGGCCCCAGTAAACACACCCACAGCCCGGAAAATGGCCGGCCGGCGTTGGATCTGGAGCGCCACATCAGCCGGCGTCAACACCGCATGGTGCGACTTCTCCAGCGGCGTCTTGCCCTTACTCACCTTCCCGGACTGGAGCTTCGAGCCCTTCACGTAGATCGGGGCATACGCAAGCCCCTCGGGCAGCTGCGCAACAAAATTCAGCAGGTCTTGCGACTCAATAGACACAGTGGTAGACTCCTACAAGAAAGAACACATCGCACCCCGGGGCCCTTAGCCCTGGGGTGTTTTTCTATGGTAGACGCCCCGCCGGCCCCGTGCTACTGTGTAACTGTTGCCAACCAGGCGACGCCCAAACAACCCTAAAACACAATGGGATTCCTTTCCAAAAAAGCCTCCGCCTCAGTCAACGCCGGCTCCAGCGGCGGCGGCTACCTCCAAGTTTCGAAGCTGGCCGACGGCGGCTCCGTCCGCTTCGCACTGCTGGCAGCCCAGCCCCTTGAAGGCTACGAAGTCTGGGCCTCCAGCCCCGAAGGCCAGTCCAAGCCCTTCCGCTTCGACTTCGAGCCCACCCCCGAGGACATCACCGCTGAACTAGGCGACTTCGAGCCCCGCGAAGGACGCGGCGGCCCCGGCACCGTAGACATTAAGTTTTTTGTCGCCACCCCCGTCTACAACTTCGACGCCGGCTCCGTCCAAGTCCTCTCGCTAACCCAAAAGTCCATCATCAGAGAGCTGGATCAAATCAGCCAAATGGACGACTATGACGACTTGCTTGCTTGGGACTTCAACCTCAGCAAGAAAGGCTCCGGTCTCTTAACCGAGTACACCCTGCGCCCTGTACCGCGTAAAAAGGGCAGCCAAGAGCACATCGATGCTGCCTGGATCGAAGCCAAAGCCGCCGGCTTCGACATCACCCGCCTCTTCACCGGCAACAATCCCTTTAAACCTGCCTGATAACTCAACTGTTATCGCCCCGTCGGTGTACGGGGCCTTCTTTTTATGGTATATTGAGAGTGGGAAAGAGTACGCCAGTGGCCTCCAATACGCAAGACACACTGGCAAACCTCCGTAAATGGAAGCTGGTACAAGACAACTCCGGCCCATTCAGGGTCTACCGCGACACAAAAGGCAACATATACTCTAGTGTTACACATATCCTAGGGCAAACCAGTGACCGCACAGGGCTGGAGCAGTGGGCAGCCCGCACCGATAAGTTTTACGGCGCTGGAGCAGCCGACCAAGAGCGCGACGTCGCCGCAAAACGGGGCAACCTAGCCCACAACCAAGCCGAATACCTCCTCAAGACAGCCCAGCGGCTGGCACGCTCCACCGCCAACAAGCGCAACTCCCTCAAATGGGATGAGCTGGGGCTGGCTCGGATTCCCTCGCCAATCACGCAATGGGCACTGGGCAAGGTCCACCCGAATATGCCTGAAGTGGGCTGGAGCGCCTCAGGCTATGCACGGGGCCTTTCCGGCTGGATCAAATCCAATGTCACCGAAATTTTCGCCAGCGAATTCAGCATCCACCACCCCGCCGGCTTCGCTGGCACCTGCGATGCACTGGTATCCCTGAAGGGCCACTCCGGCCTCATGATCTGTGACTGGAAAACCAGCAACAGCAACAAGCTGCCATACATGAACTCGGACCACCAATATGTCCACCAGCTCGGCGCCTACTCCCTCGGGTTACAAAACTTAACGTCCCTTAAGCCGGCGGGTGGAGCAGTGGTGCTAGCCCGCCGCACCGGCAAACCCGACGTGTACTTCGTAGGCAAAGAAGAGCTGGAACACGCGGAGCGCTCGTACCTCGCGCGCGTGGCTCGTTACTTCGCTGACGCTCAGCAACTCGCACCGGCAACCCCGTAAAAACTCATTCAGGCGTGGAACAGCCCTACACTGCGCATAACAGTTTGTGACTGTACGTACAGTGACTGAAGACAACACCAATGACGTTGGCGCAGCCGACGAGGTGATCGAGCCGATTGACGGTGGCGTGAAGCCGGAGAAACCGACCGGCTACGTTTCGCCATTCAGTCGGGCAGAAAACCGCTACTCCAAGGGCCGCCCCATCAACAATGCCCAGATGGAGGAGCGCGTCAACGCCGCCTACATGCTGCTCCTGCAGGGTGGATCATCCCGCGAAAATGCCTGCCAGCTCGCCACCCGCTACGGTGTCAGCTACCGCCAGGCGTGCAATTACATTCA